TCGATGACAGCCAAGGACGAACTGATTTTAAAAGTACCTGATGCATTAATGAATGGTCAAGCAGTAGTCGATGTGATACAAAACTGTGTCCCTAATATAAAAAATGCATGGGCAATACCTTCTATAGATGTTGATTATATTTTAATAGCCATAAGGATAGCTACATATGGAGAAAAGATGAATTTTCCTATAAGTATTTCCGATGACTATAATGTCGATTACGAAGTCGATCTTAGAAATATAATGGATCGATTAACAGCTCAAATTACTTGGGAACCGGTTATTCCTATAAATGAAAATCTTACTGTATATGTAAAGCCTATTACATATAAAAACATAACCGAATCGGCATTACAAACATTTGAAACACAAAAAATAATACAGATTGCCAACGACGACTCTTTCAGTGAAGAAAATAAAATTAAAGCTTTTCAAGAAAGCTTTGCCAAACTGAATTCTGTTACGATTAATCTTGTTTCCAATAGTATATATAGAATAGACAGCAGTGCAGGTAGTACAGAAAATCCAAAATTTATCAAAGAATTTATAGAAAATGTTGATAAAGAAATATTCAATGTTATTCAAAATCACTTAGATATTTTAAAAGAAAAGAATATTTTGAAACCAATTACTGTAGATGTTACAGAAGAAATGAGAAACTTAGGTGTTCAAGGAGATACAATAGAAGTTCCTTTGGTGTTTGATGCATCTAATTTTTTCGTGTAAGGCTTTTGTATCTTTCAATACAAGAAATTGAAAAAATAATCAATACTCATGAAACAGATACAAAAGCCATAAAACAAGAACTTTTTAAATTATGTTGGTACATGCGAGGTAGTATAACTTATCATCAAATGTTAGATCTAACATTTGAAGAAAGAGAAATTATAAGTAAAATAGTTGAAGAAAACCTTAAAACCACTAAAGAAAGTGGTTTACCTTTTTTTTAAAGTTTTATATTTAAAAAATTACTCCATCCTTCTACTGTGACTACAGGATTTGAAAATGTAGATGTACTACTAGAAGTTGACCTATTTGTCGAAGACGTTCTGTTTTTATTCCTGCTATCTTCTTCAACCATTCTTTTTAAAATGACCAACAATCGTTTGCGCTGATATGGGGTCATGTTTTTGATAATTTCACCTAAATCATTGATTACAGGAGCCGTAACAGGGGAAGTAGGATCCTGTAATTCTGTTGAGGGAAATAAAACATCTAACAGACCCATTTTCCCTGCACCTACCTTACTCCCAATTTCGTATCCTTTTTTAAATTGATCTCTTAATCTCCCGAGCTTTGAGCGCAAAGAAGAATTATTTTGCTCATTTAAATTTTGTTCAATGTCATTTAAATTCATTTTTAAATCCGGATGAATAATATATTTATTATTAAGGGCGAAGCATCGCCCTGCTCTTTCGTCTAAAGACTCAGAGCAATTTTTCTTTCTATAATTCATCTAGATTAATCGGTCACACTTAGCCCTACTGGGCTAAGAAATGAAAGTTTTCATCTGAGTTGTACCTTTCACATAACGTTATAGCATTACAGAGGCGGTCAGCCTGTACCTCGAGCTATGTCTTAATCTGACGGCGGTCACTATACAAACGTTATCTTATATAGTAACGTGGGGTTTATCTCCCCTCATTTCGCCTGTTCAATTCTTTTCAAACAACCAAATCGCAGGACTTACAAGCGATCTTCATCCATTTGGGTAGTGGTTGAGCACTCTCAACGGCGAGAGTTTTACTCATCCCTGCGACACAAGGTCCAGGTATAGAGGTGTATGAAATTAGCCTACACTAGCCGATACCGAATTTATGAGCCTAAGATTTTAATATATGTGAGCCATGTTTAGACTAATCTAAAGTCAAGATTAGTCTGTAAAAGTTTTCTTATTTTGAAGCCTGATAGATTATGTGCAATTGCTGCCTTGTGTATAGAGGTAAAAATGCCTAATGGTGTTTGTATTGTTTTCGCGTTTCCGGGTATATTGCCTTGATGTGATAATGATAATTTTTTCTAGTTTCTTGTGTGAAGATTTGTTTTTTTCGTTTTTCTTTAATTTTTTGTATAGTATCGTTAGATAAAATTCTACCGGTATTTGATTTAGATATTTTTTGTCTAGTTTCTTCTGAAACAGGTGGTCTTGTTTTACCCAATTTACCTTTTGTAATGTTAGCACAATGTTCTGGTGAAAACTTTTTACCTTTATTTGATGGGGGACAAAATCCGCCTTTATTCAAATTCCAACCTATATTTTTTGTAGGTCGAACCTCTTCTTCATAAGTATAACAGGCATCAGAATCACCAGTAAATATAATAGATTGAATTACTTCGTGTTTATTGATAATTCTTTCTAAATACTTGTTGTGATGTATACCCTTTTTAGCAGCATTTTTATGTTCCCACAGCCGCTGTGTCGGATCAATAGAAACACCTACGTACCCTTGAGAATGGATGTCTTTGTGTTCGGATAAATGCAACCAGTAGACATAACACTTTTCAGTATTATAAATATTCATGCTGATAGTTCCTTGTAAACTGTTAGAGCGGGTGGATGCGTCAACATCGCGACTCGCAATATTATTTATTACAGTTTGAATTTTCTTACCTTTACCGATATCCATCCGTTGTACCATAGATTTTCATTTAATAAAACATCATACTCGAATTGATATTTCGCTTCATAATATGATAATTCATTTTTCGAATTACAATATCTCAAAATCTCTCTCTTAAAATTAGCCTCGCCTATTTCTGCAACATCAGATCTTAATTCCTCTGAACTTGACCAATATGTTTGCCAGTCTGAGTCTATTTTTGATTTGATTTTTTGTCTTTTCTTTTTGCCGTTCTTTAACTTTACAGTCTTGTAGGTCGTTTTACTAAACTTTGCTAATTTTTTGCCTATGTATTTTTTACCATTTTCTAAATTGGTTATAAGGTAAACAAATCCTATACAGTCATCTGGAAGAGTATCAATTTGTTTATCTTGATATAACCATGTCATATTATTTGTTTGAGGCCTTTGCTTCTTTTCTTTGGTTCTTTTCAGTTGTGATTTCGTTTCTACGTTGTTTAATCAATTTACCAATTTCTGCTAAAGCTTTACGTGCTCTTGTTCCTGCAGCACTATTACCTTCTACAAATTTGGTATCTTCTTTTAAAAAATTTTCAAATTGATCTTTTATTTGCTGTGTTGTTGACATTACGTTTTTTCCCTTGTAATTTTTTTAGTGCTCTTTCTTCTCGAATTTTTTTCATTAGTTCTGCTTGATTTACTCTGCCTTCTTTGTAAACTAATTTAGCTAACCTTTTCATTGATGCAGCAGATTTGTGAATATTTCTTAATGCTTCTTTGACTCTTCTCACAACTTCTATATTATATGGAGTACGTGCCATTACCATATTGTAATTGTGTAATTGAGCTAGATTTTCTATAAATTTAGAATATTCAGCTTGAAATTTTTGTAATTCACTGTTCGACATATTCTAAATCATTAGCAAAACTAGTAAATCCGTTTTCTTTTATAACTCGTAATACATGATTTACTCTACCTACAAGTTCATCTTTATGACTAATTAGATAAACATTTTTATTTCTTTCTCTAGACATCTTTTTCAACACAGCTAATCCTGCTTCAACACCAGCTGAATCCATACCTGCATCCATGAGTTCATCTATGAACAATAAATTAATATTTTGATAAAGTCCTTCCCAAACATCTCGAAAAGCAAAACTCAATGAAAGTATTAATCTATTTCTTTCTCCTCTACTTAGATTGTCAAAATCTAAATCTTGTCCCAATTGTGTAATTTCGACTGTTAAATCATTTTGAAATAATACAGAATGAGGCAAGCCCATTTTTTCAATATAGTAACTAAGCCGTTTGTTTAAGTATGCTAAATTTTGGTCAATTATTTTTTTCCTAATAAAACTATCTTTGTTTGTTAATAGTTTATGAAGAAATTCTTGATGATCTTTAGTCTTTGTTAAATTATTTACATTGGTCCAATCTATTGCTTTGATTGCTGTTTTCTTTAGTTCTTCAATTTGTTCTTGATAGGGATTAGTCTCTTCTGCTTTCTGCATCAATGCTTTTTCTAAATTTTCTAAATTATTTTTATGTCCCAGTGCTTCTGCTTGGGTCTCATAAAATGTTTTTGGTTTTTTAGGTAATTCGCCGATTTCTTCTAGTTCTAAATTTATTTCTTTTAGTTCATTTAGTAGTTTGGTACGATATTTTTTAAATTCTAATTCTTGTTTTTTTAAATTTTCTACCATCTCGTCGTGCTTATGATCGTGGAGTTCTTGTTCACATGCAGGACATTTTTTATCATTCAGTTTAGTTAATTCTTTTAGATATTTCTCAACAGTTTTATCATTTTGATGTAGTGCTGATTCTATAGTAGCTTTTTGTTTGTTAAGATTTCTAATCTTAAGATCATTATCGTCCCATATTTTTAAATCAGTATGAGCTTGAAGTTCTGAAACTATATCGACTGATTCTAAGTTAAGAATAGCCTTACCGAAGTTTTCTAATTCTTGTTGATGTTTTGTTTCCCAAGCGGAACTTTTTAATTGAAGACTATCTATACTTTTTTGAACATTATCATTAGCTGTTTTTATAGCTTCAATAGTAGCTGCTTCTGATTGAATTTTATCTTTTGTATCTTTGATCAGTGTTTTAAGAGTATCTGCCTTTTCTGATAAAAGAGTAATTCCAAGCAATTGTTCAATAACTTCTCTTTGATCTGCGGCTTTCATACTAAGAAAAGGTTCACTATAGGTATTCAAGGCAACTAGATGTTTAAACATAGTATGACTCATGTTTAAAAGATCTTCGATCACTTTTTGAGTTTCTCTACTGTCGCCTTGACTTTCGTCTTCGTTATCCAGTTTCAGTTCTGTACTATTAACAAATAATTTTAATAAATTAGGTTTGCGACCTCGTTCTATTTTATATCTATTACCATTTGTTTCAAATTCAGCAGTGACCAACATATTTCTACCGTTGGTTTTATTAATTAAGTTTTCTTTTTTGATATTAGTTAATGCCTGACCGTATAGTGCATATGATAGTGCATTTAGTATTGCGGTTTTACCGACACCGTTTCTGCTGCCAGTATCATCTCCGCCAAGGTCTACGTTCTCGCCTAGCACCAATGTGAGATGCTCTTTACTAAAATCAACCCCTTGTGTTTGATTACCTATTGAAAGGAAATTTTTTGCAGTAACAGTTTTAATTTTAAACATCAGATATTATTGTAAATTTCTAGTAAAATTTGTTTATCAAATTCTTTGCTATCTATATTAACTAGTTGTTCGGTAACTATTTGATCAACACTTTCAAATCTTTGATCATTATTATCATCAGTACCGCCTTCTAAATTAGTTTTATCTTGAATAAGGCTTATCTCTCTAATATTATATTCGTTAATAAATGTTTCTTTAATTAAATTTGCCTCTTCAAAGCTGATATCTATATCTAAGTTTACTTTAAGATACATTTTAGATTTCATAATTTCATTTTTTCGATCAATCAGTTCACTTAGTTTCAATGTTCTAAATTTTGGAGCATCGGGCCAATTTATGTATTGTGGTTCACCTCCCCATTCTAAGATCATCATACCTCTATTATCGTCCCATGTATCGGAAAAATTATGGGGAAAGGCATTTCCTATATAATGAATCTTACCTCTTGATTGTCTTTTATGAAAGTGTCCGCTGAATACATAATCTTGATGGATAAAATGTTCTGCTTGTAGTTCGCCGTGATCCGGCATTTGGATCATAGCATTCATATAGAAAAGCGGAAGTTCGAAATGACCGAACATATATCTGCTCTTAATCTGACTAATAGTTTTCCATTCATCTCCTACTAGCCAAGGTACTAACGTAACATCATCTATGGTGTTTACTTTTTCAACTACAACGACACCGGGAATGTGTCTTCCGAAATTACTAGAATGAACATCGCGTTTATCTTTATAAAAGAGATCGTGATTACCTGGAAACCAAAAAAACTGTTTAAATGATCGACCTAATTTTTCTAAAAGTTGTATCGAAGTATTAAGTGTAACTAAATTTAAATTGTTTCTGTTATGACTCCAGTCGCCCATAAAGATACAAGTTTCGCAATTATTTTCAATAGCTTGGTCAATAAACCAATCTATAAATTCTTCACAATCCTTAAGATGTGTAGTGGAATTTGATTTTAGACCTACATGTAGATCTGTAAAAACTGCAACTTTTTTAAATAAAGGCATCGATTAAGTTTCTCCTGTAAAATTTTACAGGGCTGAAAACCTAAAGTCAAGAATCTTTTTCTTCTAAATCTTCTTCACTTTGGTCAATTTCATCGCTTTTGGGCATACGTATATTTTTATATAATTCGGCCTGTCTAGCAATTTCTTCGGCGTACTCGTGACTGTTTTGTCTGGTCAAGCTCGGAGTTAGTCCTGCTTCTTCTAACAAATCATCACGTATATTTTGGTTCTTTTTTTCTAAATTTAAAATTCTTGTAAATGAATTTGTTACTGCTGCCGTATAATAGGCGAACGGATTTTCAGATTTAGATTCATCGAATTGTAATCCGATTTGACTTAATTGTAAAATAGCTTGCCCTTTCATTTCGTCGATATAGGTGTAGCCTCTCCAATTAGATCTTTGAGCGTATCGTTCACTTAATTTAATAAACATTCGACCTAAATTTTCGGTAATTCTTCCGTGATCTTTATTAAATTTGCCAGTTTTAATCCCACCTTGCCAATGACTTTTACCTACACATATTAATTCATCTTGATCATTAAATTTCCAATGTTGGAATGGAGGAAAGTTAACTTTTTCATGAACATCGGCTCTGGTTTTAGTTGTTTTTTTACGTCCTGGGGCTAATGGAATATGATCGAATGTCATTATTCTAATTACAATATCAGTTTTTAGAATAGATTTGTAGTCCGGGGTTATATCTGCTAATTTTATTTTTTTGTCACCTTTAGATCTTGCGTCTAAAAAGCTTAACATGCCTATTCTTTTAGCACGGTTTCTTCTAGCTTCGGCAACGGTTCTTATATTGATCTTGTCTAAACTTGGTAAAATTATATCGTGTTGTGAATATTCTTGTTTACTGAAACTTGAGTATGAACATTTGCTTTTGTGTATCTCTGCTAATAAATCTCGATTGTTTAGGTATTTTATTTTTCTTGTAAGTATATCAGTCATCTTATTATTGTTATCCTTTTGAATATTGTAACAGAAAATGACACAGTGTCAACCTTTGAATAATCTACGCACTTTATTTATTGGTAAATATTGGTATAGAGGATTTATTTATGTCGTTAGAAACTTATAAAAGATTAAGCAATGAATTCGTAGAAATTAGAAATTTTGCTTCGGGTAAAGCTGCTGAGTTAGAACCCAGATTAAATGCAATAAATCCAAACTCTCCTGATGCACGGGAGCAATACGATCAAATTACAGCTGAGTGGACTGCACTTAAAAATGAGTTTAATCCAAAATTTTCAGAATATGCGCAAAAACTTAATGCAGAATTTCAAACGTTAACAGATCCGGCAGAAATAGAGGAAGCTCGAGAAGAACGTATTGTAAGAAACAGAGATAATAAAGCGACTAATAATGACTTCATACGATTAAGAGATCTATTAAGAGAAACTGAGAGACAAATTGATGCCGGTACTAATACAACTAATAAAGATGCTTCTGCTGAGAATACAGAAAATAAATTAGAAAATTCTTCTACTGTAGCGCCTTCTACGGCTGACACTTCTAATGTAGATAGTCAAACTTCTTATGATACCGGAAATAATAATACTGTAGGGCAAGGAACTAATTCATTAGGAAGAACAATTCCATTACCAGTAGGAGCAATGCCTCCTAAACCTAATCCGGTTAACGTTACATTTAAAAATATGGCAGGTGAGCAACAACCTCAAGATATGCGAGTTAAAATTCGTGTACCTAAAAACTATCTGACACTATATACCAAAGGTCCCGGTAATAAAGATGGAGTATTAGGAGAATTTGGAGGTATCATATTTCCATATCAGCCTAGCATAAGCTATGAACATAAAGCTGAATATAATATGCAGACTCCTTTGCACTCAAATTATACTCAATATTTTTATAAAAATAGTCAAGTTACTCCTATTAATATTTCTGGAAAGTTTAGTGTATCGAATGAAAATGAAGCGATAGTATATATTGCAACAGTTCATTTGCTTCGATCTCTTACGAAAATGAGATTTGGAGGCAGTACAGGCGATGCAGATAGTGGGGCTCCGCCTCCGGTATGCAGATTAGATGCCTATGGTACTTTCATGTTACAGAATGTCCCCGTAGTAATAAATTCTTTTAAAATTGATCTCACTGAAAATATGGATTTTTATACATTGGGAAAACGTTCTGGGAGTCTAGCCAATACATTATATGAAAAAACCGCAGTACCTATTTTAAGCACCATATCGATTGGTCTATTACCTGTTTACAGTCGAGACGAAATTCAGAAATTTAATGTTACTCAATGGTTAAATGAAAAGTATGTAAGAAAGGCAGGATACTTATAATGGCAACCTATAAGGGAACAAGTCCTTATTTTCAAACTGGGGATGAAAATGGATATTTAGATCTGATGGTTTATAGAAATATACCATCAGAAGCAGATGATATATTGTTTGAAGTTACAAAAAATTATGAATATAGGCCTGATCTATTAGCTTTTGATTTATATAATGATGTAAACTTATGGTGGGTATTTGCTATTAGAAATAAAGATATATTAAAAGATCCTGTGTTTGATTTAGAAGCAGGAATTAAAATTTATTTGCCAAAAATTTCTACATTAAGATCTGCTTTAGGATTGTAAAATGAGTGATTCTCGAGTTCAAAGAAAAACCGAAACGACTCCGACAAATGATAGACCAAAGGTAGTACAATCTTCAAAAAAAAATGTATTAAATTCCTATAGATCATATACATACAATTTTACCTTGGCAGCACTAAGAAAAGAAGTTGTTAACAATCCGGATCTATATAGACAAAGTGCTTTAGATTTTATCATATTGAAAAGTGGAGGGAAAGGAACCCAAGGTATTTCTACAGATGTGTCATCTGTAGATAGAGTTACTGGACAGGAAGAATATGAAGTCGAGGAGACTGAAGATGTTCCTATTCGAGAGGGCGGTCGAATAACAGGCTACAATAAAGAAAAGGTAAGGAAAAAAAGAAAAAGAGATGTATTTTCAAAAGATGATATAACTGGTAAGGAGTTAGTTAAATCATTTAACGAAAAGAGTCCTGGTAGATTTGATTTATATATAGACAATGTTGAAATCGAAACTACAATGGCCTTCAGTCAAGAAGGCGGTACAACATTGCCCACCGCATTTAGATTTAGAGTTTTTGAACCTTACAGTATTAATGGATTTATAGAAGCTTTGCATGTATCTGCCGTAGCAGCAGGATATCCTAATTATACAGAAGCTAGTTTCATATTAAAAATGGACTTTATTGGTTATCCTGATAATGATACCGTGTCTTTCCAAAGTCCTAAGATTATTGAAAATACCACAAGATATTTTCCAATAAAGTTTACGGGTATAGATGTTGAAATAGGTGAAAGAGGTACTCGTTATAGTTGTTCGGCAATACCATACAGCGATTCTGCATTTGGTCAGGCTAATAAACTCAAAAGACCTATTACAATGGCAGGTAATACTGTAGAAGAAGTTTTGAAAAATTTTGTTTCGAATTTAAATGAACAAATTAAAAATGACGAGAATTTAGCTAAAGTTGGAGCCAAAGATTTTGATGAATATGAAATTCTTTTTCCACTTAGAGAAGATGGGTTTAATAGAAATGTAACGAATGAAATAGGAAAAAGTAATATAACATCTATACTTAAAACCAATTCCATTTACAAATTTCCCGACCCTGGAAGATCACAACCTTCTCAAACTCCTAGACAAAGTGATGCAGCCCCCGACGAAATAAAACTTCATCCAAATTCGGGAACGCCACCGCAGATACAGTTTTCAGATGGACAAAATATAAATGAAATTATTGCTGCTGTTATTAGAGATAGCGAATACGTAAAAAATATTCTTAGAGAGAAAAAAATAGATAGTAATGGTTTTATAGATTATTTCATGATCAAAGCAGATGTAACCAATAAAGAAACTATAGATCCGGTAAGTAGAAAACCTTTTCAAATTTATACCTACAATGTTTTACCTTACAAAATACATTTTACAAGAATCCCATCACTTCAAGGACAGAAGTTTGATGCATCCGATATAACCTCATTAAGTTTAAGAGAATACAATTATATCTATACAGGAAAAAATGTAGATGTCATAAATTTTAAATTATCTTTTAATAAATTATTTTTCGAAGCTATACCAGTTGCTATGGGTAATAATGATCAACCTGGTGCTAGAGATTCTGTTGCACAACCTAACGATGTCAGAGAAAGATTAAAAGGCACCGACATGGTTAATGAAACTACGGATCAAAATGGCTCACCTACACAAAGATCTGTTTCACAATCTGTGATAATGAACGGTGCCAATGCAGGGCAAATGTCAAATGACCCTTATTATACATTAGCTAGAAATATGCATAATGCTATTATTGATTCTAAAGCTAGTATGGTAACAGGCGAAATTGAAATAATAGGAGATCCTTTCTTTTTGGTAACGGGTGGTATTGGGAATTATAATCCTAAACCTGGTGAGTTATCGGGCACAACCACAGACGGAGAAGCCGATCATATGCAGGGAGAAGTTTTAATCACTATAAATTTTAGAAATCCTGTTGATATTAATCCATTACAGAAAGGCGGTCTTTTATATTTTGAAACAGAAAAATTACCATTTAGTGGTGTATATCGTGTGATTAGAGTACATAACACTTTCAATGATGGTTTCTTTAAACAGCGATTAGAAATAGTAAGATATCCTGGACAAATTATAGGTAAGACTAAGGAGACTGTTTTAGCTGATGCTACTTCCGAAGAACCTAAACCCGGGGCACAAGTTGTACAATCTACTACATTAGGAGAAAATAGAGGAGGTACAGCTATTTCTACAGTGAATGCTGCAACTGCGTTGGGTAGGGGTTTGCCTAGTTCCGGACTTCCTGGATTTTTAAGTAATTTTATAGGCCAACAAGGAGGACTAGGAGGTGTAGGAAATTTATTAAATCAATTTAGTGGTATAGCAGCAAAAGGACTAGGTGCATTAGGATCTGCTAATTCTGTATTAGGTGCTAATAATCCCATTAATTTAGATCAATTATCTGCTGGCATAAGAATGAAAACATCTGGTTTATTTGATGCAGTATCCGCAGGTTTAGGTAATGCAGCAGCATTGGTTAAATCTTCAGCAGCTATAAACAGTGTATTGCCTACGAATAGTTCTGCAGAAACTTTAGCTGATAATATTGTAAAACAACAAAATGCAATTGCAAATCAAATCGGTGTAGAAGGGTCGGGAATAGGTGAAGGTGCAAAATATAGTGTTAATGTTCTAACCTCTTCTGATGGTAATCCTGTAGTAACATCTGATGGTACTCCGGTTTCTGTAGGAAATTCGTCTAGTTTAAATTTAGATGTAAAATCCACAGACTTAAAAGCATCAGTCGGTCTTTCTTCTGTTGCAGGTGTAGCATCGGGTTTATTACCTACTGATATTTCTGCTGTAAAATCATTAGGTGCTAATGTCTCTGGATTAATTTCTTCTGTCGGTGGAAAAATTCAAGGATTAACCTCAGGTGTTCCCAGTGATCCTAATGCTATTGCTGCTAAGTTTGGAATAAATCCTTCTCAATTATCTGGACTTAGCGACAATATGAGAAGTAAAGTTTTAAATGATCTAACAGACTTATCCAAAAAAATCCCAAAAGATGCAAATTTGGATTTGGCTACCAGTAGGGGTTTGATGTTGAAATATGTTCCTAAGGATAAATTACAAAATCTTCCTGCTACTGCACCTTATAGAACTGCTCCTCCACCTGAATATGATGAAAAATATTTACAGGAATTAGCTAGTCAAGGAAGTCAAAAATTGGCAAATGCATTTGGTGTTAGTAATCCAAGCAGTTTGAATGACGATCTAAAAGAATCTTCAGCTTTTCAAAATTTAGCCAGTATGTCTTCTTTATTGCCAGATGGATTAAAAGCTGGACTGGGAGATACGAATGCGTTAGATGTTAATGCAATAAGAAATAAATTAACTGGAGCTTCAAATCTAATCAACACAGTTTCTCCGATAGAAGGCTCAGTTGAATCTAATTTGAAATCAATTCAAAACAAAATAGGAAATTCATTTCAAACAACTAATCTTGCTACATCTGTAGTTACTAAATTTAATCAAGGACCTAGTCCATTGGATAAATTACTTAATACATAGAGTTATCAAATGCCAAATGAAGAAAGATCACCGGGAAAGTTGCCGTCTCCGGGCCCATACATTGCAGAAGTAACAAATCACTTAGATCCTACCTATATGGGTGGCTTAGAAGTGTCATTGGTAAAAGGTGTTGTCAACAACATCGATATGCAAAATCAAACCTTTATAGTCAAATATCTTAGTCCATTTTATGGAGTCACTAGTTTGAGGTTTGAAGGAACTAACAGTGGCGATTTCAATGATGTTCAAAAAAGTTATGGTATGTGGATGATTCCTCCGGATATTGGTACAAGGGTTATGGTAATTTTTATTGAAGGTGAACCTAATCAGGGATACTGGTTTGGTTGTATTCAAGATCTTTATCAAAATCATATGGTTCCTGGTTTAGCAGCCAGTAAACAGGTTGTCTTGACACCTGAACAAGAAAGAAAATACGGTACTGATTTTCTTCCAGTGGCAGAATATAATAAACAAACTTTTACACTTGATAATTCTAATCCTAACAAAGCAGGAAAACCTGTTCATCCATTTGCAGATAGACTTTTGGCTCAGGGATTGTTATTAGATACAATTCGTGGTGTTACAACTAGCGGAGCAAGACGAGAAATTCCTAGTCAAGTATTTGGTATCAGTACCCCAGGTCCTTTAGATAAAAGCTCGGGAGCTAGAAAAGGCCAAATAGGATATAAAGAGAAAAGATTAGCACCAGTTAGTAGATTAGGTGGATCTACATTTGTTATGGATGACGGTGACGCCAATGGACAAAATGAATTAGTTAGAATACGTACTAGAACAGGTCATCAAATTTTAATGCATAATAGTCATGATTTAATTTATATTGCAAATAGTAAAGGTTCGGCTTGGATAGAGTTAACTAGTAATGGAAAGATTGATATATTTGCAAATGATAGTGTTAGTATTCATACCGAATATGATTTCAACTTTAGAGCCGACAGAGATATTAATTTAGAAGCTGGTAGAAATATCAATATTAGAGCTTTAAAAAATATGGAAACAAATGTAGCAGGACACCATTTTTTAATTGTTGATGAAAATTCTAAACTACATGTTAAAAAAGATAATGAAATTTTAGTAGGACAGGATTATAAATTAACTGTTTCTCAAGATATAAATCAATTTGCAGAAAATAATACTATGCATACAACAGGGAAACAGTTTAATGTAAAAGCTGGCGATCAATATAGAGAAACTGCTAGTCAAATTCATATGAATGGACCGACTGCTACTGCTGCAGAAACAGTGTCAGCACCGCCACTGATTTCCACATATAAATTACCTAATAGAAGTGTTGAAGAAGGATGGGCTAACGGCAATTTTTACAAAACTAACGATATTGTCAGTATCATGCAACGTGTTCCTACACATGAGCCTTGGGATCAACATGAAAATATAAATCCGTCTAAATATTCTCCGTCGGCTACAGATCAAAGTTTACAAAGTAGAGCAAGTTCAGGCATTGCCGATAACCCTGCTTCAGGTCTTCAAGAAACTGCCAATTCATCTAGTATAGTTCCGGGAACTTGTGATCCTAAATTCGCAAAAGATATTAATAATAGTAGTGCTCAAGCTGGCATTGCTGCTCTAAAGAAAGCTTGCCAAGATCTTGGACTAACTAGTCCATACGCTGTAGCAGCTTTATTAGGTATTGCAGGTGGAGAAAGCCGCTGGAAAGTCGTAGAAGAAAGTTTTAATTATAGTGCAAATAGATTATTACAGGTATTTCCAAGTGTATTTAAAGGAAACGCAGCACTGGCTCAACAATATGCCGGTAATCCTAACAATAGTTTACCTGAATTTTTGTATGGTTATCAAACCGCAAAGGGCAAAGGGCTTGGTAATACACAGGCTGGAGATGGTGCAAAATTTATAGGTAGAGGATATATTCAACTTACAGGCAGAGCTAATTATACTCGTTATAGTTCTCAAATGTTCAGTAATGGTCTATTATCAAGTGCTATAGAACTGGTAGATAATCCTCAACTTTTAAATACTCCTAAAATAGCAGCAGAGGTCAGCGTATTATATTTCTTAGATAGAGTTAAGTTAGCTCAAACTGATCCTGGATATTTTGAAGCAGCATATAGAGCAGTGGGATTTTGTACACCGGATATATACATTGCTAAAAGAGGCTTCTATGAATGTTTTTATGCACAATTAAGTGGTGCGGCTGTAAGTACAGGTGCAGGTGGTATATTAGTTGATGGACAGGGCAATCCTATTTCAACTGGCGTAGGTTCTACTCCATAATTTAGCTTATAAATACTTTCATGCCCTATAAGAACATTGAAATTGAACCAGTAGAAAAACCATATCTTCAACCGGTTAAGAAAGATCATTTTTATAAAGGTTTCAGTTCTGTAAACCCTTTAAATTCTGGAGGAAGATTATACGATTTTGAATTAGTGAAGCAAGATATTGTAAATCATTTTAATACAAAAAAAGGTGAAAGGTTAATGAATCCTGCATTCGGTAGCATAATTTGGGATTTACTTATGGAACCTTTAACAGAACAAACTAGAGAAGCTTTGAATCAAGATATTACAGAAATCTGTAATAGTGATCCTAGAGTTTATCCTACTGATATTACCTTGACAGAATATGAAAATGGTTATATTTTGGATGTAACTTTAGTCTTAAAAAACACCGATCAATCTGGCAATATGCGAATTGCTTTTGATCAAAAATTAGGATTGTTGGTACAATAATATACCAACATTATTTTAAAAATAAATATGGTATATTGATTATATATTATGATTCCATCAACAAATTCTAAATTACTCGTAGCAGAAGATTGGATTAAAATCTATCAAAGCTTTAGAAATGCCGATTTCAAAAGTTACGATTTTGAAACTTTACGTAGAACAATGATTCAATACCTTCAGGAAAATTATCCTGAAGATTTTAATGATTTTATTGAAAGCAGTGAATTCATAGCTTTGGTTGATTTATTAGCATATCTTGGACAAAATCTAAGTTTCAGAATTGATTTAAATGCTCGAGAAAATTTTCTTGAGACTGCGCAAAGAAGAGATAGTATTTTAAGATTAGCACAATTAATTAGCTATGTACCGAAACGTAATACTCCTTCTAGCGGTTTTTTAAAAATAACCTCATTATCAACAACTGATAATGTATTGGATGCTAATGGAATAAATTTATCTAACAGTACAATCGCATGGAATGATCCAACAAATCCCAGTTGGTATCAACAATTCATAACAGTTTTAAATTCAGCGATGACAGGGGTAGCAGTATTTGGAAAACCGTTTGATAGAAATACTATAGATGGAATTCTTACTGAGCAATATCGACTTAATAGTACTAATACTGATGTGCCGGTTTACAGTTTTTTGAAAAACATAAACGGTACGAACATGAATTTTGAGGTAACTTCTTGTGCATTTAGTGGTAGTACTTCGATATATGAAGAACCACCTAGACCCGCAAATACATTCAGTTTAATTTACAAAAACGATAATCAAGGTTCGGGTAGTATCAATACAGGATTTTTTGTACATTTTAGACAAGGTAGATTAGGTTTAGCTAATTTTGAAATTAATGCTCCTGTACCTAATGAAATTATAGGTATTAATACACCAAACATTAACGATACTGATGTTTGGTTGTGGCAATTAGATAGCAACGGAAATTACGGAACATTATGGACCAAAGTTCCTGCTGTTACTGGAAACAATATAATTTACAACAGTGTAGATCGCAACGAAAGAAATATATATAGCGTAACTTCTCGAGATAGAGATCAGATAGATTTAAATTTCGCCGACGGAGCTTTTGGCAATTTGCCTAAAGGAAAATTCGTCTTAATTTATAGACAAAGTAATGGATTGAGTTATAGTATTAAACCCGAACAATTAAGTGGAATAATTGTAAATGTTCCATACGCGAATAAATCGGGACAAATTCATTCTTTAAGTTTAACTTTAAATTTACAATATACTGTTAATAACAGTTCAGGACCTGAATCCAATAATAGTATACAAAGTAAAGCACCTCAAGCTTACTATACTCAAAATAGGATGGTCACAGCTGAAGATTACAATATAACTCCTTTGACATTGGGTAATGATATATTAAAAGTAAAAAGTGTTGCTAGAGCCACTAGCGGACTGAGCAAATATTTTGATCTAAGTGATGTGACAGGAAAATATAGTCAAACAAATATTTTTGCGAATGATGGTATAATTTACAAGAATTCTGTTGAAGAAAATTTTGAATTTGAATTTACTAATAGAAATGAAGTTTATGCAGTAATAAAACAGAGATTGGCACCTATACTGGCTTCTACTTCCATGAGGTCTTTTTATTTTGATAATTATTCGAGACCGTCTTTTTCTGAATTAAGTCTTTTATGGAAATTAGTTAATAGAGTCTCTAGTGAATCTAGAGGGTATTTCTATTCAACGATAAACAATGCTCCTGCTAATGTGGGAAGTTTTACAACCGATAATTTAAAATTTGTGTCTCCTGGTGCTTTAATTAAATTTCAGGATCCTGATAATAAAATCATTTGGACTAAAATTGTAAATGTAATAGGGGATGGATCTAATTCAGGATTAGGTTTATTAGATGACGGTACGGGACCAATAATAGTAAGCGATATAATTCCGGATGGAAGTATTCCTATAGAAGTTATCCCTAAATTCATAAATGTATATTCATTTGCATTTGAAACGGAATTAGTAAATTTATGTATTAATCAAAGAAATTTTGGATTAAGTTTTAATCAAAATACTAGAGTATGGAATATTATATTAGATACCAATTTAAACATCTTAGGACCTTTTGATTTGTCTTTTCAGGGCGATAAGACCAATTCGAGTAAAGATGCTAGTTGGCTTATTAGTTTTACATGGACAGGAAAAAATTATAAGGTAAGATACAGATTAACCGATTACATTTTTGAAAGCGAAAAGCAGACAAGTTTCTTTGTTGATCCAAGTACAATTAATTATGATTTTACATCAGATAGTGTTGTTAAAGATCAAATTACTGTACTGTCTATCAATACACAAAATAATAATATCAATAGCAGTCTAGGCGAAGATTATCTTTGGCAAATTGACGGATCAAAAGTTGAACCTGATGGATATGTAGAACCAAAGAAAGTTAAGGTAAGTTTTTATGATTACAATAGTTCTGGGCAGATAGACAATCCTGATACTTTTACAGAAATAGTAGGAACAGGTACAACTAACTTTGTCTATTTTGAAACTTTACCAGACGGCCTTAGATATCGGGTAATGAATACTGCTACTATTTTACCATATCAGTTTGAAAGCGATGTGTTATCACCGATAGATAATCAACTATACTATTTTTATGATTTAAGTTTAGATGTTGTTAAAAGTTATTCAACTTCTACCGCCGAATTTATCTATCAACCCAAATATTATGCTTACCCGGGACGTAAAAACTTGAAGTTTCAATATCAACATAATAGCAGTGAAGATAGACGTATAGATCCTAGTAAGAGCAATTTAATTGACGTGTATTTGCTTACGAATGAATATGACATCGCCTACAGATCATGGTTATTTGATAATGTAGGAACTAATGAACCTCTTGCTCCTACCAGCCAAGGACTAGAACAAAGTTTTGGAGGAAAATTGGAATTATTAAAAACTATTAGTGACGAAATAATTTTTCAACCGGTGAAATATAAAATATTATTTGGATCAAAGGCGGATATTAATTTACAAGCTATATTCAAGGCAGTAAGAAATTCAACAATACCTATTAGTGATAATGAAATTAAATCTCAAATTTTAGATGCAATTAATCAGTTTTTTGCTTTAGAAAATTGGGATTTTGGACAATCGTTTTATTTTAGCGAATTAGTAACTTATGTTATGAATTTACTTACACCTAATATAACAAATTTTGTAATCGTACCTAGAGTGAATAATTTTGGCAGCTTATATGAAATAACATGTCTAAGTAATGAAATTTTTATCAGCGGAGCTACTGTGTCTGATATTGAAGTCATTGATGGAATAACTGCGGCTCAATTAAGAACATCATCTATATTGACAAATAGTGGAAGTTAATAATGGCAAAGAAACCTATTAAATCTCTCAAACTTTTACCAGAATTTTTACAAACAGAAAAAAATTCAAAATTTTTGTCAAGCACTATTGACCAACTCATACAGCCTGCTCAATTAGAACGACTAGATGGTTTTATTGGTAGTAAGTTTACACCTACTTATAAAAGCACCAGTGATGTATACATTTCTGAAGTATTACCTCTCAGAACAAGATATCAATTAGAACCTGCGTTAGTTATCAAAAATGAAGTTTTAGATGTAGAGCAAATTAAAGCTTTAGATGATTTAATCAACGAAATATCTATTCAAGGAGGATTTGTTAATAATCTCAATAGACTTTTTTCTCCTGAATTTTATTCTTTTAATCCTCATATAGATTTTGATAAATTTGTAAATTTCCAAAAATATTATTGGTTACCTACAGGTCCAGCTACGATCACGATTACAGGTAAACAGCTTAATTCATCTAGCACCTATTCGATTGTAGACAACGAATTAAAATCGGCCTGGATTTTTTCTCCTGACGGTTTTACTGCTAATCCTGTAATCACTTTGTATAGGGGTAATACCTATAATTTTAGCATTAATAGTGAATATGGCTTTTATATTAAAACTGCTCCTACTACAGGATCGGATGATATATATAATATTGGAGTGCAAGGAAACGGATCAAAAAACGGAATAGTATCAATTACTGTAGATGAAACTACACCTAGCACATTATATTATGCTAACAATACTTTTGGATTTCTTAATGGAATTATTGTTGTTAAACAGGCCACTGAAGATGCATATATTAATGTAGAAGAAGAAATACTAGGAAAAAAATCTTATACCTCAGGTACCGGTTTGAAACTTAGTAATGGTATGAAAATTCGATTCGAGGGAGAAGTTTATCCTGAATCTTATAAAGGCAAAGAATATTTTGTAGAAGGAGTGGGAAACTCGATCTCATTAGTTGAATATCTTTTACTAATTAATTCAGAAAATTTATCTGCTCAATTTGATGATGACTTTGATGTAAATGAATTCGATGAATATCCATTTGATAATTTCAAACAATTGCCATTAAATCCCGAATATGTTACAATCAATAGAGGTAGTAAAGATTTAAATTCGTGGTCGAGGTACAATAGATGGGTACATGAAGATATAATTATAACCAGTGCACAACAAAATAATAGTATACCTTTGTTTCCTTCTAATAAAAGAGCACGTAGACCTATTATCGAATTTCGAGCAAATTTACAACTTTATAATTTTGGATCAATTGGTACACAAAATATTGACCTAATAGATACTGATACTGAAGATGCATTTTCTACTGTAGAAGGATCTTCTGGTTATCATATTGATGGGGTGTTGCTGCAACAGGGTCATAGAATAGTTTTTAATGCTGATACAGACGAACTAGTTAAAGGTAGAATTTATAAGGTAAATTTTGTATTAATTGATGGATTTTACAAAATTGAATTACAGCCCGCCGCCGACCATATACCGGAAATAGGTAGTGTATTTGCTACAAATCTAGGACAGACCTATGCAGGAAAAAGTTGGTGGTTTAATGGAACTGAGTGGATATTTGCACAACAACATACCTATATAAATCAACCTCCTCTATTTGATCTCTATGATAAAAATGGTATCAGTTATAGTAGCTCCGATTATGAAACTGATTTTCAAGGATCAAAAATATTCGGGTATGAGCAAGGAACCGGTCAACCGGATTCAGTTTTAGGGTTTGCTCTATCATATCAAAATACTGCGAATGTTGGTAGTTATAAATTTAAAAATTATTTTAATACAGATATAATCTCTATATTTGAAAACAATCAAGTAACTACAACAACTACACAAATATCATACGTAAAATTTAATGATAATGATTCTTATCATAACAGTTGGAGTGAATCTGTTCATTATAATATTCCTATTTTACAAATAGGTAATTATCAACCGGAAACAAATTCAGTTGAAATTACCGCAATAGAAGATCCTACAAGCGAGCAGTTTGATTTTGATGTTTATATTAATGATGTCAAAATTCTAAAAGAAAATTATGATACATTCTACGCTCAACAAAAATTAACTGTTACATTTACAAGACAGCCTGTTACTATTGATGATAACATTATTATCAAAATTTATTTTTACAAAAACAATTTGACTGTTGATGGACAGTATGAAACCCCTTTAAATCTTACAAATAATCCACTAAATGGTCCTATATCTTCTTTAACACTGACAGAAATTAGTGATCATTTTAGAACAATGACTGATCGTCATCCGGAATTTATAGGACAAACTTTTGGTAGTAATAATACACGCGATTTACCAGATATAAACAAATACGGAACTAGATTAATTTCTAATGCAAATTCTGTAGCATTCAGTAGTTTTTATATACCAATAAAAGAACATAGTTTATTCAAATCTTTACAGTTTGCAGCAGATCAATATAATCAATTTAAGTTTAGTTTATATAAAAAAATATCTGAATTAGGTGATATAAACGATCCAATTGCTGCACTTGATATAATTTTAACTTCGATTAATGCAGATAAAGATATTAATAGTTCATGGTTTCATACTGATATGTTACCATACGCAACAGATCGTACTACTAGAACTTGGACTGTGTCAGATACAAGAAATGTAATCTATCCTATATCAGATGATTTTGATCCTAATAAGGCACAATATAGAGCTGTGCTGGTTTATCTTAATAATGAACAACTACTAATTGATAAAGATTATCAATTTTTAGTAAACGATTCAAGTATAGAATTATTATGTGAATTGCAAAAAGGGGATCAATTAAGAGTTGAAGATTATTTTAGTACTAAAGGTTCATATGTACCTAGCACACCTACTAAATTAGGTCTTTATCCTAAATATGAACCAAAAAAATATTTAGACAGTTCTTATATAGAACCTACCTATGTGATACAAGGCCATGATGGAAGTATTCAGGTCGCATATAATGATTTCAGAGATTTAATTATTTTAGAATACGAAAAAAGAATTTTTAATAATATAAAAACAAATTATAGATCTGAACTATTTGATATTCATTCGGTGTTATCGGGAGCATTTAGAACAAATGAATATTCTTTAGATGAAGTAAATCAAATTCTTTCAAATGATTTTATTCGTTGGTCATCTTTTTACAATGTAGATTATATTCAAAATACAAGTTTTGATTTAGCAGAACCTTTCACATGGAATTATAAGGATAGTTATATTGAAGCTCTAGATATGCCAGTTAATGGAAGTTGGAGAGCTCTATACAGATATTTTTATGATACCGATAGACCAAATACTCATCCATGGGAAATGTTAGGTTTTACTGTACAGCCAGACTGGTGGGAAGATCAATATGGTCCGGTACCTTGTACATCTGGTAATGATATTTTATGGTCTGATCTAGAACAGGGATTGATTAGACATGGAGATAGAGCAGGTATTGACATTCTTTATGCTAGACCTAAGTTATCTGAAATGATCCCGGTAGATGAATTTGGAAATTTAGTTGATCCTAATACTTTAATTACAAGAATACAACCATTTAATATAAGACAGAATTGGAAATTTGGAGATTTCAGCCCAGCAGAAACTTCTTGGAGAAAAAGTAGCTATTGGCCTTTTGCAGTACAAAGACTGTTAGCATTAACCAAACCTGCAAAATATTGTTCATTAATGTATGATACTAGCAGAACACAAAAAAATATAGCCGGTCAATGGACTTATGGTGATAATTATGAATTTTTAAATTTAAAAAATACTGAAATTCATAGTAGAAATGATATTATTACTGCTGGATATAGTTCTTATATAGTAGAATATGGATTACAAAGAACAAGTAATTATGTAAATCAATTAGAAGATGATTTAAAATTTGTCGATATTAATTTATTTCATAAAGTTGGCGGATTTGTTAGCAAAAATAAACTACAGATTGTAATTGATGCATTAGATCCTTCTAGCAAAAGTTCTGGTGCAATTTTACCACCTGAAAATTATCAACTTGTACTTAACACTAGCAATCCTATAAAAATAACTAATATATCTGGAATTATAATACAGAAATTTCAAGGAAACTTTATTGTAAAAGGTTATGACACTAGTTATCCTTATTTTACCGTACTTTCTCCAAAACGTAATTCTCTTACACCTACTATAAATGTAGGAGGCATATCTGAACCTTTTGTAAGATGGGAACCTTCTCAGGACGGTGGTCAAACTAATTTAACTGACTCTGAAACTACTACTTCGGTTGAACCTATTGCAGGTAATTTTTACAGACAGGGACAGGTTGTATTTTATGAACAAAAATATTATAGAGTAAAAGTAAGTCATAGAGCTGGATCAACTTTTAATATTAACAATTTTCAAATTTTGAATAGATTGCCAATCATAGGTGGAGTAAATGTTCAGATAGCTAACGGATTTTTTACAGACGAAATACAGATTCCTTATGGCACAGAATATTCGTCTATTCAGGAATTATATGATTTAATAATCGGATATGGTAAGTGGTTAGAAAAACAAGGATTTATTTTTGATGATTATAACAGTGATCTAAACGAAATTGTAGATTTTAATTTAAGTGCTAAAGAATTTTTGTATTGGACAACACAAAATTGGGCAGAAAATAGTATTATTACTTTAAGTCCTTTTGCAAATAAAATAAAGTTCACTTATCCATATAGTATTGTAGATAACATATTTGATAATTTTTATCAATACAGTATTCTTAAAGCAGACGGAACCCCATTTCCTCCTAAAGGATTGGATGTAAATCGCATTGATGGAATTTGTACTATTCAAACAATAGGTACTACAGAAGGTATATATTTTGCGCAATTAAGCTCTGTACAAAAAGAACATGCTATGGTATTTGATAATACCACAATTTTTAATGATACAATATATGAAATTGAAACTGGCTATAGACAACGTAGAGTAAAATTAATAGGATTTAGAACAAAAGATTGGAACGGAGATTATTTTAGCCCTGGATTTCTTTTTGATACAGCTATAGTAAGAGATTGGCAAAGATACACCACTTATCTTTATGGAGATACAGTTAGATATAACGGGAATTATTACTCTGCTAAACAAAATGTTACAGCATCAACTACTTTTGATTTTAACAATTGGGTTTTACTAAATGAAAAACCAACACAAGATTTACTACCTAATTTAGAATATAAAATAAATCAATTTGAAGATTTCTATAGTATTGACATAGATAATTTTGATGCTGCACAACAAAAGATGGCACAACATTTAGTTGGATATACTCCTAGAGTATATATGAACAACATTTTTATAAATCCTATAAGTCAATATAAATTTTATCAGGGATTTATAAAAGAAAAAGGAACAAAAAATTCTATTTCTAAAATGTCAAAAGCCAGCGTTTTTAATCTTCAAGGAGAACTTTCTTATAATGAAGAATGGGCTTTAAGATTAGGACAATACGGATCGTACTCGTCATACGAAGAGTTAGAAATAGGATTAGAGGAAGGTACATTTATAGAAAATCCTCAGGTTATTAATTTTGTTAATCAAAAACCAATAAATCCTATTGATTTAATTTATTATTCTACTTCAACAAATTTCTTCATAACATTAGAAGATTATAATCCTTTAGAAACATTTTTAACTACCTCTACTAATATTTTTAGATTTCCTACTGCCGGTTATGTCAGTTTTGAGGATATAACTGCAACAGCATATAATGAAAATAGTCTATTAGACATAGCAAACACACAAGCAATTAATAATGGTGATATATTTTGGTTAGGATTTAAGTCTAATGGAGATTGGGATATTTTAAGATATACAATACAGACTTCAAAAATAGTCGGTGTATTTGTTAATGCTCCCGGTCTTGCTATTACGTTTGTAACTGATACCTTTCATAATTTAAAAGTAGGTGAAGTTATTATTATTAATAACTTTAATGATCAGGTAAATGGTGTTTATGTTGTAAGATCTATTCCAAGACTAAATCAAATTACAGTAGATAGTACCTTGGTTACTATACTAAATGAAGAACTTCTGTCACCCGGATTACTTTATAAATTTGCAAGTGCTAGATTTGCAACATTCGATCAACTGCCTAACGATAAAGACATGCTTAAGGCAGAAATTAATAGTAATTTTTGGATAGATAATCAATCTGTAGATGGTAGTTTTGATTGGAAAGTATATAGAAAGTTTTTTAACTACAATACTAAAAAGAATTTGTCAGGAATAACACTACCTAATGAAAAATTCGGATTTTCATTACATAAAAATGATAAGAGTAATGTGATACTAGTTGGTTCTCCGGGATTTGCAAATATAATAGATACTGGTAGAGTATATCTTTTTATTAGACAAGAGCAAGGATCATCTAGATATCTTTCATATTCACTGAATAGTGGAATCAATCAATATCATACATCGACTGGTATTACTGAGTTTGGTTATTCGGTAACATACAATAGTAAGCAATTGGCTGGGACAAATTTTGGACTACTTTATGCAGGTGCTCCTGCTATAGGAAATTTAGCCACAACCGGGACTACATTGAGATATGCATTAGATGTAGCTCCTATCCAAGCATCTACTTATACAGGTGCTGTAAAGATTTCTAGTATTGATCCTATTATTCTAAAGGATAACGCAGAAATTATTTTGGTAAGCCCGATAAATGTGTCTTATGAAAGATTTGGTGCCAGTATAAATGTTAATGAAACCACTAATTTATTAGCTATAGGTGCTCCTGGCACAGCTAATACTAATAGTGGCAAAGTTTATCTTTATCAAAATATTTTACCTATCGCTAAACATACAGTTGTTTCGACTGCTACTGTTGGAACATCTTTAATTTACATAGATAGTACTTCATCGATTGCATTGGGTCAAACAGTTTGGGTACCGGGTGTACTAAATGATGTATTAAGCGGTTTTCAAGTTTCGACCATATACGATGACTCGATAACACGTTATATTACAATAAATTCTCTGTTACCTATCGATATTCCTAAAAATTCTTCAATTAGGTTTTATAACACCTCTACTATTTTATCAACAAACAATATTAATACAAGTTCTAATGGATTAATTACAACCTATATTAGTAGTTTAACTGCTCAAACTCCGGTTGTAGGAGACGAATTTGGTTACAATATAGTCAGTTCTGAAGACGGCCAATTTACTGTAATATCTGCTCCGGGCGAAAACTATGTTGAAGTGTTTATTGATATTGATTCTAATACACCGATTAGATATCAGTTAACTGCAACATCATTTACAGTTAATAGTAATTCTAGATTTGGAGAATCTGTTGCGATTAGTAAAGACGCAGAATATCTATTTGTAGGAACGCCCTTTATTAAAAATGAGGATGATTCGTTTGGCAAAGTTTCAGTTTTCGTAAGGAATGGATCTACATTTACATATTCTACAGTAATTTCTAATCCGGTGTCTAATGCTGGATTGTTTTTTGGTCAAGAATTAGAAATTAATGCTACAACTTCTACATTAGCTATTAGCGCAATCGGAAGAAATAATAATGTTCCAACTGTTTTCGACTCAAATGTAACTTCTTTCGATTCAAGTAGTACATCTTTTTATGATGTAGTAGAAAATTTCGGTACTGTTTATCTATATGATAAGATTGCCAATGGCAGTAGATTTGTGCTTTCTGCAGAACTTTCGCCTCCTCTTAATGAACAATTAGAAGGAACTAATTTTGGTCACAGTATTGCTATAGATAATAACACTGTGTACGTTGGTTCTCCTTGTCTATCTACTATATCAACATCTTCATTTTATCAATATAATAAAATTGATAGAAACAGAAATAATTTAGATATATATAGATCGTCGGAAAATGTAGTAGATATTGAAACTATCCAAAAAACAAGATTAATTAATACTTTTGATGAAACTATTTTAGATTATCTAGATATTATAGATCCTGTAAAAGGTAAAATTGCCGGAATAGCAGAGCAAGAAATACGATATAAATCTGCTTATGACCCTGCTGTTTACAGCATAGGTACTGCCGGAGTAGTTGTAGACAATGATACAAGTTGGTTAGATGAGCACTTAGGAGAATTATGGTGGGATTTAAGTACCATAAAATATATATGGTATGAGCAGGGTGATCTCACATATAGAAAAAATAATTGGGGATCTACATTTCCGGGCGCTACAATAGATGTCTATGAATGGGTAAGAAGTAGTTATTTGCCGTCAGAGTGGTTAGAAATTGCTGACACAAATGTTGGATTAACAGAAGGAGCAAGCGGTCAGCCTAAATATGTTGATAATAGTTGTATCTCTGTAAAACAAATTTACAATTCAGTCAGTAATAGTTTTACCAATGTTTATTATTTCTGGGTAAAAAACAAAGTTACTGTACCAGCTAATAAAAATAGAAGAATAAGTGCATATCAGGTTGCAAATATTATAGCAGATCCTACAACTTATGGAATTAGATATGCGGCTCCAATCAGTAAAGATGCAGTAATATTATCAAATGTTGGACCACTGTTAATTGATAAAAGAATACATCTCAACATGGCATTTGATACTATAAAGAACAAAATTCCTAAGCATACAGAATGGGCATTAATAGAAGAAGGTTCTGCAACCAGTATGCCTCCTGTATTGTATGATAAAAAATTATTTGATAGTCTTTTAGGAAAAGATTCTTTAGGAAATATAATTCCTGATCCTGCCTTAAGTGAGAGAACTAGATATGGTATTAGTATTAGACCGAGACAAACACTTTTTAAAGATAGAAAGTCGGCTCTACGCGAATTAACTGAATTTGCTAATAGTATACTTTTAGAAAATCAAATTACAGACAACTATAGTTTTGTTAATTTGAACAAACAAGAAAATCCTCCAGATGAATTTACAGGGCAATTTGATGAAGTCGTTGAGGATAATGAAGGATTAAATTTAATAGATACAAGATATTTAAGACAGGCTAGGTTGTCTTGTTCAATATTAAATGGAAAGATTGAAAGTATTACAATTTTAGATGCCGGATTCGGTTATAAAATAGCACCGAATATTATAATTGGTGATAATGATACTACTGCAGAATTGTCTTCCGAAATAGATTCAAATGGGTCTATAATTAATGTTACTATAAGACAAAAGGGCAGTAACTTTGCTGAAGTACCTAATCTTTTTGTAAGACCTTATTCTGTTATAGTTCTAGCAGATAATTTGTACAATGGAAAATGGACAAAGTTTGAATGGAATAGTTTAAACAGAGATTGGGAAAGAAAACAGACTCAAAAATATAATACACCTTTGTATTGGAACTACGTAGACTGGAAATCATCAGACTATAACGAATTTGTTGATTACACATATACTGTCAATCAAGTATTTGAATTGGATAGCTTGGAGGATTTGATTCCTGGACAATATGTTAAAGTTAAAAATTCTGGTAAAGGCAAATATATCATTGTTAAAAAATCCAACGAAACATTAGGTACGTTTGGTAAGGGATTTGACTTAGTATATAGTGAATCCGGCACAATTCAAATTTCAAATAAAATTTGGGATTCGATTAATACTGATCTAGGATTTGATCAGAACAACAGTTTTGATCAAACATTATATGATCAAACTCCAGATTTAGAACTAGGATATATTCTAACAGCACTAAAAGAAGATTTGTTTATTAATGAACTTAAAGTTAATTGGAATTTATTTTTCTTTAAGGCAGTAAAGTATGCACTAACTGAACAAAAATTATTAGATTGGGCATTCAAAACTTCGTTTATTAATGTAATAAATTATGCAGGACAATTACAACAAATTCCAGTATATAAATTTCAAGATGCTACTAATTATGAAGCTTATCTTAAAGAAGTAAAACCTTATCATTCTCAGATTAGAACTTTCACAGCAAGTCATGAAGTCTTTGAGCCATCTAATAGTTTCTTTACAGATTTTGATTTGCCAAGCTATTACAATGAAAACTCTAATAAATTTGAAACAGTTCAATCGGATAATCCATTGTTACTAGAACAACCATATAAGGCTTGGAATGATAATCATTTGTTCGAAGTAGGAGAAATTATAATTGGAGATGGGGGATCTGGATATACAATTCCTCCTCAAGTAACTATCGTAACGCAGCCTGGTGATTCGGGTTCTGGAGCAAAAGCAATTGCATATATTACTTCTGGTAAAATAAGTAAAATTGAATTAACTAACAAAGGATCAGGATATAGAATTGCACCTCTTGTTGTATTAACAGGAGGGGGGGATACAGAATTAGTTCCTGCAGTTACATATGCACAGTTAGAAAACAATAAAATTAGAACTAATACAATCGGTATAAAATTTGATAGAATTAAAAAACAACAAATTTTAAATAATGAACAAATTGTAGATAGATTTGTTTGTGACGGTAGTGCGAATAGATTTACTTTATCTTGGTTTATTAATGATGATAAAACTACCGTTTCCACTTTTTTGGATGGAGATTTGGTATTAGGTGCTGATTTTGTTATAGAACAATATGAACAGGAATATAATAGTTATAAAAAATCATTTTCTGATATAGTGTTTACTCAATTCGTGCCATCTTTTGGTCAAATTCTAGAAGTCAGATATTATAAAAACATCAAATTATTTGATGCAGTTGAACGAATAATTGAACTGTATCATCCAAATATTGGGATGCCAGGTGCTGATTTACCTCAATTAATGTCTGGAATAGAATATCCCGGTACAAGTTTACAGGGTTTACCATTTGATTATACTACTGATTGGGATGTATCTTATTCTCCATTTGGGCAAAGTGTATACGCAGAAGGTATAGACTACTATACAAAAATTGAAGTATCTGCTCCTATAGTTTTTGGGACAGATACAGTATCTCTTTCTACAACAAGTGGAGTAGCAGTTGGACAGATTGTAAATTTATTAAGTGCAACAAAGTTTCAAAATACTCAAACACTGTTTAATACACAAATTTTAAATCCTAACAAAGATGTAAAAGTTATAGCAATTTATACATCGACTAATAGAGTAAAATTCAGTTCAACTATTACACAAAATATTTTAAGTACTAGTACAATTATTATATCAGGGGTAGAAAATACCATTACAACCGTAACAAATACTGCAACAGTTGAATTTTGGACATATTCAACTAATTCTAGTTTATTAGATACAGTAATAGATGGGGGGTCGTGGAATACAACAACGAATACATTGTCCGGTGCACTAGGAGTAAATCCTGAAGAAATCATTATAGACGGTGATGGATTTATTACTCCATTTACCAGTTATGCTCCAGAGGAACTAGTACCCGGGGAAGCTCATGATTCTATAGGAATTAATGTCTATACAAGATTTAATCAAGGTGCTCCTACAGTGTATAATGGTAGTATAGACATTTATGCAAATGTATTAACATCAGCAACATTAGCATTTATACCTCCTAATATTGCAAGTATTTTTGTTTCGTATGATAATAAGATATTCAGTTATGTAGAAACAATTTCATCATTATTTCAAGATTCTGAATACTTTACCTATGATTGGGCTAATAATAAATTAGTTGTTGCTCCACAATCGACTCAAGGAAAATTAGGGTATACGGTTGTTTCAATAGGTGGCGGCAGAGAAAATATTGAAGCAGGGGTATTAGATAGAGATATTCAGGTCGTAGAAGATGGATCTACTACTGCTGAATTAGTTAGTTTTAATTCTACACTAACAGTCAAAAGTGCTTATGTCTCAGTAAATGGTGTTGCAATACCAAAATTAACAACAGTGAACACAAGTACTCTAGGTTATATTTTTGATACTAGTGATGCTTCGCCCAATAGTGCTGCTGCTAAAATTTATAATCTTGATCCGGATAGAGTCAACACTGTGCAAGCATGGTTTTTTGGTTCAGAAAACAAATATTTTAATGAATTTTATGAGCAAATTTATAATGTAGATCTTTCATCTATTGTACAAGAGTTTATTGTTGATAAACCTCCTGGTTTAATTGAACCTGCAGCAGGAAATATTATAGTAGAATTGGACACCGGTAGTGGATATAGAAGATTGCAGCCTCCTATAATATCTTATTATGAAGTGACAGACTTAAATGTATTAGATTATGACATAGATAATAATATATCTCGTGCTCCTGCATCATACTCAATTGATTTGGTAAGAGTTTATCTTAATGGCAGAGAGTTGCTGTATGCAGGAGAATGGACCTTAAACAATGTTTCAAATAAAATTTCAATTCGTCCGGGGCTATTACAATTAAATGATGTAATTGCAGTATTAGGAAAACCCTTTGGATCGACTCCTGCTGCTGAATTTGATATACAAAATAATATTTTGAGATTAACAACTCCTATTACGAATTCAATTCTAAAGATTATTACATTCAATAATCATGATGATATGGCTGTTAGAACTGAAACATTTAGAGGAAATCTTAATAGAAGATTTAAAGTAAGTAGACCTATATCGAACAGTAATTATGTTTGGGTTACAGTTGACGGGATTGTGTTAAGAAATTCTTTAGATTTCCATGTACTAGACGATGAAATCACAGTTGAGCTATCAGGCCAATGGCATTTGACATCGGCAAATTCAGTTGTAATTACAACTTTACTATCTAATCCATTATCCGAAACAACTTTAGGGTATAGAATTTTTAGTGATATTTTTAATAGAACACATTATAAGAGACTGTCGAAGCGTAACACCGCAGTATTAACGAAACCGTTATTTTTCACCGATAGTGAAATACATGTGGATGATGCTAGTATACTAACACCGCCATTGATTAGTAAAAAAATTCCCGGTGTAGTTCTAATTGATAGAGAAAGAATAGAATTTTTTGAAATAAATGGTAATGTACTAAAACAACTTCGTAGGTCTACACTGGGTACAGGGCCTAGTTATAATCTTAATATAGGCACAAAAGTAGTAGATCAAAGTCCTGATCAAAATATTCCATTTAATGAATATTTGTACAGACAAACAATTTTAATTACAACTAGTACAATTTCTACATTTAATATCAGTGCTGTAGATTATATTACGACTGCGACTTTAGCAGGTGATCAAATTTCTAATAAAGGGATTATTCTCTCTACTACCTCTACTATAAATCCAATTGATCAAATTGAAGTTTATTATGGAGGAAGAAAATTAAGAAAAGCAGCAATTATTACCCATAACAATAATTTTGGATTTGATAGTATTGAAGCCAACATTTTAGGTACTACTGCTACGACTGCTGAATTACCAATTACACAAAATATCAATGATGCTTACATTGTCACAGCAACAAATCAAATTTGGGTTTATACTGGATCGGCAGAAGAAAACGCAATTAATGGTTGGATATACAAAGGACTTGATTACAATGAACCAGAATTCAGTATAACCGTAAGTATTAATACAAATACAGCCAATTTATATGCAACCACAGCCAGTCAAATTGTCAGCAGTACTTTACCCGTTGACTTATTATATGATATCGACGGTGATGGAGTTATAACCGCTAATGATGTGACCATATATAATAGTTTGGCTAATAATAACTATGTAGGTAATTTAAATTTAGAATCAAATTATAGAAACTTATTGGTTCAAAACATTACGTTAAATATTAAAGATGGATTGACGGAAAATGTAAGATTAGTTGTAACACAAAAAGTATTTGATAGTTCCGATTTTTGGAATAATCAAATAACTGATAGTTCGACTAAGTCTATATTAGAAAGCACCACTGCACCTGCACTATTTTTGCAGAGTAGACCTTCTGAAATTCCTAATCAGTCATATTATGGTCAAGTTAGTTCATTAATTTTAGGAAGTGGAATAGCATTAACAGATGAAAATAATGACCCAATAGAAGGATTATAAAATGCCGCAAGTTACACAACTACCAATTATCAGCACAGCAACCAGTGACACGTTTTTTATTGTTACAAAAGATCAACTCACACGACGGGTAAATTATAACAACCTAATTAATTCATTGAGTACACAATTATCTGGACCTAGTGGTCCTATGGGTCCATTTGGCCCGATTGGTCCTAGTGGTCCTAGTGGTCCTCAAGGTTATAGTGGATACTCAGGAATTTCGGGATTTAGCGGAATAAGTGGATTTAGCGGAATAAGTGGATTTAGCGGAATAAGTGGATACAGTGGATTTAGCGGTTACAGTGGATTACCGGGAACTGCTGTAGCTCAAGGAGATAGTGGGTTTTCTGGAATCAGTGGTTTCAGTGGCCGCAGTGGTTTCAGTGGAACTAGTGGTTTTAGCGGTGTAGGTTATAGTGGATTTAGTGGTTACAGTGGATTACCGGGTCAAGTTGCATTTAGCGGATACTCGGGTGGTAGTGGTTTTAGTGGTTTAAGTGGATATTCTGGTTTAAGCGGATATAGTGGAGTTAGCGGCGCAGGATATAGCGGGTATAGTGGATATAGTGGAATGCCTGGTAGTGCTGTTGCTCAGGGGGATAGTGGTTATTCTGGTATCAGTGGTTATTCTGGTATCAGCGGATATTCTGGTCTAAGTGGATATTCTGGTCTAAGTGGATATTCTGGTTTGTCGGGATATTCTGGTATTAGTGGTTATTCTGGGTTGTCCGGATATTCTGGTCTAAGTGGATATTCTGGTTTAAGTGGATATAGTGGAAGTGGCTATTCAGGTGCAAGTGGATATAGTGGTGCTGCTGGTTCTGGACCAGGTCTAGGTACAAGAGTGACTTTTTCAACATCTACTAATATTTTGTCAGCAGGTACAAGTGCTACTACATTTGTTGGTACATTTAAAACTTATGCGTTACAAAAAATTGTTACAAGTACAGCATCTTGGGTAGTAATTTATTCTGACGGAGCAAGTCGAACTGCTGACCTAACACGGTCAATTGGAGTTGATCCAGCATTAGGAGCAGGTGTTATAGCTGAAGTTATAACCACATCTGGAAGTTTGACGCAACTGATTACACCGGCAATAATTGGATTTAACAATGATAGTCCTGTAACTACCAGCACCTATCTAAAAATTACTAATACTAGTCCAGACAGCAGATCTATCACTGTATCGTTAACGATGGTACAATTGGAGAGTTAATATGAATCTACAAGAATATATTGTTACTGTCAAAAGTTACGATTTTCTTGATCAATTTTATCAAGATATGGAATCTCCTGGTGGAAATTTGTATATTCCTAATAGATCAGTAGATTTAGCCCATCGTAGGCCTGTTAGCAGAAATACACATTATTATCTTACTGATGAAGAAGCTAATCAGATAAGAAATGATTCTCGTGTTGAAAGTGTGACTTTAGCTGCCGGTTTACCAGGAATGATTATAGAACCAGCACATCTATATACAGATCCGGATAATGCATTTACAAAACAATTAAATCCTAATCCTTTTCATTTTAATTGGGGTATTTACAGATGTTGGTTAGGACAACAAGTTACAGGATGGGGTTATATACCTGGAACAACAAATTGGTCGACAAATGCATTGTATCCTACATTTGAAATTTTAAATGAAGGAAAAGATGTAGATGTTGTAATTGTTGATGGATTTATTGACTCTGCTCATCCCGAATTTGCAGAGAATCAAGATGGATCTGGGGGATCTAGAGTTGTTCAATATGATTGGAATCAACATTATCAAGAAGTTTATGGAGAACCTTCTCCCGGTTCATATGTTTATGGACCATATTTGGATCCAGCCAGAGTAGCTAATAATAATCATGGAACTCATGTTGCCGGAACTGTATCTGGTAATAGACAAGGATGGGCTAAAAAATCAACCATTTATAATTTATATGCTTATCTTACAACGTCTCAATCTGCATTTTTGATTGATTTTATTAGAGTATTCCATAAAAATAAACCGGTAAACCCAAACACAGGCATTAAAAAACCCACCATAGTAAACATGAGTTTTGGATTTAGAAATTATGTATTACCTGCATCAATTACTTCGTTAGAATATAGGGGAACTACATATACTGGACCATTTACTGTGGCTCAACTTAATTCTTATGGTATGGGTCCTCTAATTACATCCGGTACCTATTCTGGATATATTCAAGTACAGAGCAGATATACTCCAATTGATTCTGATATTGTAGATGCTCAAAACGAAGGAGTAATATTTGTAGGTGCAGCCGGCAATGCATCTGTTAAGATAGATGTACCAAATGGATTAGATTATGATAATCGTTTTTTTATAGATAATATTTTTTATTATTATAATAGAGGTAGTAGTCCCGCGGCTGCACCAAATGTTATTTGTGTTGGAGCAATAGACAATTATCTTGATGATAGAAAAGCAACTTACAGCAATTGTGGTCCTCGAGTTGACTTATTTGCCCCAGGAACAGCAATTTTAAGTAGTTGGTTAAATTTAACTGGAGGGGCTGTTTTAGATATAAAACGACAACAATACGGTAATTATTACTATAACAAAATTCCCGGAACAAGTATGGCATCTCCCCAAGTAGCCGGTGTCTTAGCCTGTATGTTAGAATTATATCCTAGAATGACTCAGAGTGAAGCCAGGGATTATGTAATAAACTATGCAAAGACTGGACAGATTTATGCCACCAATGGAGGTTATACAGATTATATCAGTTTGCAAGGAGCAGCTAATAAATTTTTAGCATGGGTTAAAGAGCGAAAAGAAGAGGGAGCAGTTTATCCTAAAAATACAAATAAATCTAGACCTAGTAAAGGTTTAGTTTTTCCTCGTTCATCGATCAGTAGATTTGGAAGATAAAGAATAGAAAAAATCATGGATAAATACCATTATGACAATTAACGATCAAAACAAAAAAATTAAAGAAATAGACCAAATGCCGCAGTCTAAACCTAACGAAAATATCGGAATAAGTGTTCAAGGTCACTTGAAAATATTTGATCCTAAAACTAAAGAAATTTTTGTTGACAAAAGAAATGCTATTCATTTTGAAAATTTTGCCATAGCATTGGCAAGAGGAATTAGTAATCAAGGGATTGGAACAATTGCCGAGATGGCATTTGGCAATGGCGGAACAAGGATAGATCAAACTGGAATTATTACATATCTAACACCTAATACAGTAGGAATAAGTGCTAATTTATATAATCAGACATATAGTAAAGTTATAGATGCTAAACTACCGACTGATTTAGATCCTACTAGAAATTTTATGGAAGTAAGACATGTTGCAGGTACTCCTTACGCAGATGTATTGGTAAGTTGTTTATTAGATTTCGGTGAACCTGCAGGACAGGCTGCATTTGATAATGCAACAAATAGTAAGGATTCGTTTGTTTTTGATGAAATAGGATTAAGAGGATACAGTTTAGATGGTCCAGGTCAGGGAGATTTGTTAACACATGTCATTTTTCATCCTGTTCAAAAATCTCTAAATAGATTAATTCAAATTGACTATACAGTAAGAATTCAGAGTCTTACTAATGGATTATAATCATGCCATACACTATTAGTTTTTCAGATCCGTCCAAACTTGATAAAATTACAGTTCCGGATATGCCTCCGGGAATTAATACTGTTGATACCAGTTTAAGTTTAGTTGGTAAAGGTTATCCTAATTATGGTCTGAAAATTGCAGAAAATTTTGTACGATTACTAGAAAACTTTGCTAGTCCTTTACCTCCAGAAAATCCTATTGAAGGGCAGTTGTGGTATGATACCAGTGATCCCTACAATAAAGTATTGAAAATAATGGATGGCACAGCCACAGCTACAAGATGGCCTAATGCTAATGGTATATATCAGCAAGGAAATGATCCTGCAGATTCGCAAACTCAAGGATTAAAAATTGGGGATATTTGGGTAGATACCGCAGCTAATCAACTTAAAATATGGAATAGTAATCAATGGACACTAGTAGGGCCTGGGGATGCAGGTCCTGAGCCTACAGGGGCAATACCAGTTACAATTAAAGATACAACAAATGTTGATAGAAAAGTAATTTTAAACAAAGTTAATGGTATAGTAGTTTCAATTGTATCTAATGAAAGTTTTACTCCAAAAATTGTTATTAATGGGTTTACAACTTTACGTCCGGGTGTTAATTTAGCCAGTGTAGTTGCCAATACTGAACCAACTCCGATATTTAATGGTCCAGCACTTTCTGCCCAAGGTCTAGTAGATTTAGATGATAATGTTTATGAAACCAGTGTATTTTTGCGTAAAAATGATCAAGCAGGTTATGGGCAAATTGTAACTGGAATGATTAAATTTGTTACCCCATCAACAAATAATACTTTAACTGCTCAAGGAAGAGACGGGATTGTAATTAATAATGTAGAATCATTGCTTGATACAAATTATGTGCAATTTTATAAGGGTGATAATGATGCAATTGTGTTGAATAATACCTCAAATGGCAAAATAATTTTAAAGGTAAAAGGTACAACACTATCTACAGTGCTAGAAGTAAGCTCTAACTTAATGGCTGTAACTGGATCTGCAACAGTTTCTCAAAATTTAACAGTTGCAAATACTCTCACAATAAGTTCTACAGCAACCATTGCAACATCTATAGCTGGAGGATTATCAGTAAGTAAAAATATTACCTCTAACGGAAATATAAATGTTGCCGGTACATCTACTTTGACTGGAACTTTATTTGTAGGTGCGGATATTATCCCTCAAAATAATGCAACTCAAAACATAGGAACATTTGGAAAACGCTTTAAACAAATTTATGCTGATATAGTAGGTAATACAGGGTCCGTATTTGTTGGAACCTTTGATGGATTGGCAAGAGGATTACAACAATCTACACAATTTAGAATTATAGGTCAGATTACAGGAACATCTGTATTATATAATGGCACATCGACAACAGCAACATTCGTAACATCGTTAATGCCTGACGCAATAGCAGCTCAAACTACTATTACAGTTTCGACATCTTCACTGAATTTATTAGTTTTAGAAACAACCGATAATTCACTCAAACGTATATCAAGAGATAATTTTTTAAGTAGTATATTTCCAACAGGAATGATTATGCCATTTGGTATTGGAACTACTTCAACTTTATCTGGTGGTTGGGTAAAGTGTGATGGAAGTGAGTATGATACCACAGGAGTCACTGGTCCATTATTTCAATTAATTGGAACAATTTATGGTAGTTCGGGACCTAGTAAATTTAATGTTCCAAATTTAACTACTTCGACATTAATTAGTAAAAATACTATTGTTGCAACTACAGTTACATCTTTAATATCTTCTGGTAGTACGTTTATTAGTATTAGCTCTACGTCTAGTATTGTTACTAATTTATTAGTAGAAGGTATAGCATCATTGAAACATCAGACCGTGGTTACTGGTATTTTAGCTTCTACAGTAACAATTTCATTGCAAACACTTGATGTAATACCAGCCGGAACAGTATTATCATTTAGTTCTGCAACTTATCTAACTTATTACATAAAATTATAATATGGCATATACAATTTTAAATACTGATGGGACTGTTTTACTACTACTTGCCGACGGGCAAGTAGATAAATCTACAACAAGTCTTTCATTAATCGGAAGAAATTATCCTTCCTACGGACAGGATCTTAACAACAACTTTGTAAAATTATTGGCTAATTTTGCCAGTGTTGTAGGTAATCCTCCTAGAAGTCCATTAACAGGACAATTATGGTATGATACTACTTCTAAAAGATTAAAAATATATGATAATGGATTTAAAACTATAGGTGCTGTAAGAATTAGTACAACAGAACCTAGTGATCTGCAGTCAGGTGATTTATGGTTTGATGATTCTACTAAACAACTGAAAATTGTATCATCTACTGTGACCTACAATGTTGGTCCGGTGTTTCCGTCATATGTTGGAAGTTCTGGATTTACATTACCCGAAACAACGGTCAATGATCAAGACGGTGCTGCTAAGGAAGTTTTGTTACTTAGATCATATGGAAATTCAGTCGGTGTGTTATATTTTGATGAAACCGGACAAGATTTACCTTTTGAAATGGATTCGTCTGATAGAACTACATTTATTCCAAATGCAACTACATCTACTGTAGTTTCAGGATTGACAATAACAGGTGATTTAAATGTTCAAGGTAAAGTTTCAAACAGCTATCTGTCATTAGGAGTTGATATAGATGTAATTAGTCCTGCTCCTAATAATGATGTTTTAGCTTTTTCTGGAACTTATGATCCTGTAACTGGAATAAATGCAGCTACAGGGAAACAAAATCCAGAAATTGTTAAAATTTTAAATCAAATGTATCCGGTCAATGCTACAACATTAACATCGACTAGTACAGTGATGACAGGTGTATTATTAGGTACACAGGCTAGAGTACTTTGCAAATTTAGTGTTATCAATGGAGTTGCACGTACTGGTTATCAAGCAAGGGTATTTAGAACAGTTGGGACACATCAAAACGCAAGTTGGCAACCGTATTATTATACTACTTCTACTTTTGGACCATCGGGTATAAATTATATTAGCACAACGACAAATTAAGGGATTAATATGCCATATTCAATATACAAAAGTGATGGATCGTTATTTCTAAGACTAGAAGATGGTCAGGTAGATACATCATTTACCAGCTTAACACTGTTAGGTAAAAATGTTATTAATTATGGGCAATATGAAAATACTAACAATGTTCATATGTTAGAGAATTTTGCGTCTTCTTCTGAGCCTGCTAATCCGCTTGCCGGGCAATTATGGTTTAATAAAGATTCTACGGTTTTACGGTTAAATGTTTATAATGGATCTCTGTGGAATTCTATTCCTAATTTTACTTTATCAACATCTACACCAACTTTGAATACTGGTGATTTTTGGTGGGATACTAGCAATGAAGTACTTTATATTAAAAATACTTCAACATTAACTGTAATAGGTGGACCGAGAGTTGCTAGTCTAACCGCTAACAGGTTAACTACCGCTACAACAATAAACGGGGTATTGTATGACGGATCTAGCAATATTACTATAAGCTCTACTATATCTAATTACTTAAATGTTGGTAGTTATCTTCTTGGTTCTAATTTTAATGGTAGTACTGCGACCACTATTTCAGTTGATGTAGGAACTGTCACAGAAGCAACACCTTCTAAAGTTGTAGCAAGAGATTCGAGTGGTCATATATATTTTAATTTAGGTGTAGGTACTGCTACAGCTAGTAGATATGCAGACTTAGCTGAAAAATATTTGACAGATAAAGAATACGATCAAGGAACAGTAGTAGTCATAGGTGGAGAAGCAGAAGTAACTGCTAGTTCTATTGGAAAACGAGCTATAGGTGTAGTCAGTTTAAAACCTGGATTTATGATGAATGAAACTTTGGATAAGGGAACATATATTGCACTAAAAGGTCGTGTGCCGGTTAAAGTTGACGGCTCAATCTCAAAAGGACAACGACTAATTGCAGGAGATAACGGCAAAGCAATTGGAGTAAACTATCCTCATATAGAAGTTTTTGCAATAGCACTTACAGATAGTTTAGGTTGTGACACAGTTGAGGCTTTAATTTTATAGGTAAAAAAGATGCCATATATTTTATTTAAAACCGATGGAACAAGATTAGCCAGAGTAGATGATGCTAGTCTAGATGTTTCTACAAGTTTATCATTTGTTGGAAGAAATTATTCCGGATATGGACAGGTTGTTAATGAAAACTTCCTTAAATTATTAGAGAATTTTTCAAACGATACACAACCTGAGAAGCCTATAAGAGGACAACTTTGGTTTGACAAATTAAATGGTAGATTAAATGTAAGTTATGATGGAAGATCATTTAAAGGTATTGCTAGTATTTTTGTACAAGAAAATACACCACCGTCATCTGCTTTAGTTACAGGCGATTTATGGTGGGATAAAAATGCCTTTCAATTAAAAGCATTTGATGGTTCGCAATTTCAAAGTGTCGGACCTTTTGATCCGGCTTCTGGTAGAGCAACTTGGATACCCAGTGAAGAATCTACAGGAGTAGATGTTGCAGTTACAACTCCGATTACACAGGCTACAATTGATAATGAAGTGGTAGTAATTATTAGTAAACAATCATTTAATCCAACTTCAATTTTGAGTCCTACTTTTCCTGTAATTAAACGTGGTATTACACTTTCGAATGTTGATGCAAATGGAAAATCAACAAACGAAAACACTATCTTATGGGGTACAGCTTCTCACGCTAAAAAGGCAGATTTGGCCACTACAGCAACTTATGCTATTGAACTTTTGTCTGGTGGAGCACCGTCATTAAGATCGAGTACAAGCACAAATTTAATTTCCTATTATTCAACTGCTTCGACTTCTACTATTGCATATTCAATAGTACAAAGAACTAGTCATGGAGATATCTATACAAATGTGTTTAGAGGGATAGCTACAAGTGCTCAATATGCAGACTTAGCAGAAAGATATCATGCTGACGATAGATATGATATAGGAACTGTGTTAGTTATAGGTGGCACTAATGAAGTTACTACAACCGATGTAAGAGCAAATGTTTCAGTAATAGGGGTTGTATCTTCTAATCCTGCTTTTGCTATGAATGAAAATGCTGGAAATCAAGAAACTCATCCTTATATTGCATTGAAAGGTAGAGTTCCTTGTAAAGTGATCGGTCCTATATCTAAAGGAGATTTATTGGTTACTAGTTCTGTAAAAGGATATGCAGAACAAGCAAAAGATCAAGATAGAGACTCGTCAGTTTTTGCTAAAGCTTTGGAAGATTTTTATAAACCAGAGGGTACAATAGAAGTTTTAGTTATTTAAACTGCCATTTGAGCTTTTATAGTATCGTGACAGGTATAATTTATTAATTCAATATCATCCATTGTAAAATCTGTAATTTTTTCAATATTAGAATTTAGTCTAAGACTAGGTAAAGGAAGAGGATTTCTTTTCAATTGTTCTTTTACTTGGTCGACATGATTTTTATATATATGAGCATCACCGAAGGATATGATTAACTGTCCTACATCGAGATTACATACTTGTGCTAGCATGTGTGTAAACAATGCATAAGAAGCAACATTAAATGGAACTCCTAAAAACATATCTGCACTACGTTGATACATGTGACAACTCAACTTGTTATCACTAACGTAAAATTGGCACATAGTATGACATGGGGGTAATGCCATTAACTCCAACTCACCAGGATTCCACGCAGTTATAATATGACGTCTCCCATATGGATCTTTTTTGATTCCTTCTACTAGATCTAGTAATTGGTCATGATTTTGTAAGACAACTTTATTAATCCTAATTAGAGGTTTACGCCATCTTCTCCATTGTACCCCGTAAATCCTTCCTAAATCTCCAGGATGTCTTTGTATATTTTTATTTGTCCAGTAGGGTGCTGTAGCATTATCTGTCCAAATAGTTTTTTTATCTATATATCGTTGACCATGAAGAATTTCTCGTAATCTAAATTCATCCCCGCTTCCCTCTATAAACCATAGAAGTTCGGATACACAAGCTTTCCATGCTAATTTTTTAGTTGTAATAGCAGGAAATCCATCCTGTAAATTAAATTTAAGTTGTTCGCCAAAGAGACTTATTGTTCCGGTACCGGTTCTATCCGATCGATCATTGCCATTACCTAAAATATTTTTAAGTAAGTCTAAATATGCAAATTCAGGATGTTTCATAGATTATATTCTTTTATCGTAAATGGAATTGGTTGATGATATTCAAAATGAGTTTTTATTTTGGGAAAATTATTTCTAACATAATCTAAATCAAAAAATCTGTCGCATGTAAAAGTGTTTCCAATTTCTGTTATATAGAACCTATCGATTAAAAATTTAAAAGTTTCATATACGGCACTACCGCCGATGATAAAAATTTCTTTATCAGGATAATTTGTGTTACAGAAATTTAAAACTAAATTTGGATCATGAATTAAATGATCAGCATCTGAATAGATATTTTTTGTAATTACAATGTTGATTCTATTAGGCAATGCTTTACCTATTGATTTATATGTATTACTGCCCATTACTACTACATTATTAGTAGTAATGTTTTTAAAAAATTTTAAATCTTCTTTTAAAAAAGGCCAGGGCATGGTATTTTGAAAACCAATGCCCTGATTTTGGTCTACTGCAACAATACAGTTTAGCATTAAGAAGCTACGGCTTTTTGTTTTTTCTTAGGAGGATCTAAATGATCTGCCTGCTTACGCAGAGATTGAGCCTGTTTGAAAAGTGAATCTGCTTTACTTCTCATTTGAGCCGGAGTTAACTCTTCAATAGAGTCAGTTTTTTTTGCATCCTCGACAGCTAGTTCGCTTTTCGGTTCATTCTCTTTATGAGTTTTAGGATTTGGATTTACTCCGTTAGTAATCGCCAATTCGTCTACACTCACTCCTTTTTGTTCTGCTAACAGCTGGTTAAGTTGATCTAAGGAAATGCTATCGTTTACGGTCGGGGTCATTAAAACACCGTCAGTTGGAACTTTTTTCAGATATCCTTTAAAATGTAGAAATTCAAGCATATTGCTGCCGTCTGGAAATTTTCTCACAGCTAGAATATCTGCAAGTTCATTTGCAGCCTGACCACTATCACTTTGAATTGTACTCATTAATGAGTCATGATAGCTTTCTTGAAGTGAGTTAGTACCTACTACTAATGCGTGATAAGCATCTCCTGGCAAAGTTCTGTAAACTACTGCAACTTTGGCTCCATTATTTTTCATCTTACCAACATGTTTTATCAAAGCCATTTTTATCTCCTATTAGGCCGCTGCAGAGATTTCTGGAGTTCCCATTTCTGGTGGTGTGGCCTTTCCTTCTTCTTTAGAGGTAGGTTTTGGAATAGATTCTAGAAATGCATTTAGTCTATCATAAACAGCACCAATTGAACTTATTTCTGTTGCAGCAAATGCACCTCTACGTACTGCAATATCAACTAATGTTTTTAGATTTTGTAAATCTGCAATACTAAGTTCTGGTGTAGTTGATGTTTGTGTTTGTTCAGTATTTTCCATTTGTTTTTTTCCTTTATTGTTGATGTAGATATGGACAACCTAATGTCAATATAGTTATCTCTTTAGGATCTTCTAGACCTATTTCTAGAATTTCTACAATTTTATTAGACTCCATTGTCAAATCAGTTGTAATTGAATATCTACTATTTAAATTGTAGTTAATCCAATGTTCTAACATTTTAATATCAATACTTTTATCAATAGTAATCTTGGCAAAGTGATCTGGCATAAAACTTAGTTTTCTTAAACCAAGAACCCCTAAAGCATTGATTTCACCTCTGTTTAATGACATTAACTACACACTTATTTATAATATGCAGTTTGTCCAAATGGGGCTACAATTGAATCGTTACCGTGAATAATAAACAATGTATCACAATAATCCTCGTCCCCCCAACTGTCTGCCGGGTATCCATCTGTAAACATAATAAACTTCTTAGGGACAATATTTTCGTTTTTCATAAATGCAAAGTTTACAGTAAAATCAGTGCCTCCACCGCCTTGGACTTTGTAATCTTGGATATCATTTGCATTATCGCCTGTAAACTTAGCATAGTTATAGACTTCTGTATCAAAGCACCAAACATCTAATTTAAAATCTTTGTATTCATCCATAATACCTTTAATTTCACTTAGAAAGTCGTTTGCCTGTGTATTGCTAATACTTCCGCTCATGTCAATGCCGATTGAAATATCTATAGTTTCGTCGTTCATCATACCGGGTAAAATAGCACCACAATGTTGACTTTTACGATTTGGTCTAGAAAAACTAAAATTACTTTTAAAGATACTTTGTATATTCATTCTAAGCAATTGACGCCAATCCATTTTAGGTTCGGTAAAATCTGAAATGAGACGCCGAATACCTGCAGGCACCCTACCTGCACCCGCAGCTTGAGCAGCAGCTACCATTGCTTCTTTTATCTCGTCACGAATTGCTTTTTTCTCTTCAGCAGTAAGTCGAGGACGTCCTTTTGAACCATCCTCACCGTCGCCGTCGCCTTCTCCATCGAGGTGTTCATCTAGAAGTTCTCCGAGAGAATTGATATCGATCTTAATTGAATTAGCATCAACATCATCATAGATCTGTTCAAAACTCCAACCTCGATATTTGTTATCTTGAAAGACTTTTATAAAGCTCGGAAACTCACCGATGCGCTCATCTTTCAAAATTTGATTAACAGCATAATCGGCAGCAATATTTGCAAGATTTGGATCACGGTGTTCGCGTCTTGCCATATGATCAAATACATTATGTAATACTTCGTGTGCGAACCCAAATTCGCACTCTTTTGGAGTCATCTGATTAACAAAATCATTATTGTATCT